ACAGGAGCTGCTGTAGCGGCCCAAGAAGCCCTGTTGTCAGAGTCGTTGATGTTAATAATCCAGCGACCAGAAGCGTCCTTTGTAGAGCTTCCAATTGCAGGGCCAATTGTGATCTTTTGACCAAACTTGGCTCCAGGATCAGTGATGTTGTAATAGGTGTCTACATCGCTGAACTCAGGACGTTGGAAGAAAGTCTTCTTACCTTCTTCAAGGATCCTTAGCTGTACGTTTGGATCTGAAACGTTTTCACCTCGAACAGCAGCTTCGTTGAGCTTTCTACGGAAATAAGTACTAGCTTCTGCTTGAAGGCGTGGTTTAGCTTCCAAGATGGCTTGATTAAGAAGAGCTTTCTTTTGCTTAGGACGCTCTCCTTTTTCCATCGTTATAGCTTTGATTGCTGGATCTTGCATAAAAGACCCTTTAAGACCCTCTACAAGCCCTTTAACCAACGTCTTTTCAGCCTCTTTATATCCAACAGACTTCTGCCGTACTTCAGCTTCACCAAAGAGTTTTACGAGGCTACCAAACGCTTTAGTACCTTCAGCTCTTTCACGGAACTCTGCAGGCATTTGAGTTGTACCGTTAGCAATCAACTCTTTAGCTTCAAGCTCAAGTAAAGAAGCTTGCTCAGGGCTAATGTCTTTGTTTTGGTATGGGTAAGCTTTATCAACAATTTCATCAGCATCGGCAGGGCTTAAACCTTCAGGAAGAAGACCTTGAGCGGCTTGTTGACGAATAAGGTTTTTAAGAGATTTACGTTGAGAAACGATTTGGTCGTCAGTGGGATCAGGGAACTGGGTGTAGAAGTCTTGAGCACCAGCAGCAATGTTCCTACGCCAATCCCGCTGTACCCTAGTAATCTGACGCTCTTCAGCAGCAAAAAACGCTTCAGACCTTTTAACAGCTTGTTGAGCCCCAGCCTCAAGAACTTGTTTAAACGTTTGTCCTTTGGCGTTACGAAGGTCTAAAACGTTTTGTCCATCTCTGGTTTTGATGTTGGCAAAAGAAGCAGCCATATTGGCAAAACCAAAAGCTTCGCCAATATCGTTGTAGTTATTACCATCTACATCAATAAACAGTTGACCAGCTTCACGGAACAACAGCTCAGTAGCTTCCTTTTCGGAATAACCACGAACGTCAACGTAGTAGCTATAGAAATCGTTAACAGATTGCTGAACACCTTGTTGAGCCAGTACAACACCTTCTTTAGCTCCTAAAGAGCCTTTAATCAGCGCAGCACTAAGCTTCAAACCACCGTTGAATTTGGCAAGAGCTGTTTGTTGATCAATCTGAACAGTACGCTCATACGACTTATTAACAACATCTTTCTTCAGGTCGAACAGAGTTGCACTAACAAGAGGATCAATCTTGGCTGCTCTAAACGCTTCAGGAACGTCTGCATAAGGCTTCATAAGGCGTTGAGCCTTTTCAGCCATTGCAGCAGCTCGTTGGTCATCAGGAAGCTCTGCAAGACGTTCTGCAGATTGCTTACCCCAAGCAGCAAGGTTTACAGCAACCTCTCGACCAGCGTTAGTAGCTTTGGTGTCGTAGTAGAAATAGTTAACCCAAGGGTTGCTTAGCTGGTTTTGACGGGCAAGTTCTAGATCACCTTTCTTCTTAAGTTGCTCAGTCTCGTTAGCGTTATCAAGAGAGTCTCTGTAAGCAGTAGCTTCAGAAGCAAGGATACGTTGAGCTTGTTGCTTCTTCTCTGCTTTGTAGCTTTCAAACAGGATCTTTTGAGTTTGATCAAAGACACCGTTTTCAGCTAGAAAGCTTTCAATGTTTTTAACCGCTTGTTCTGCTTCTGTGTTCTTTTGGAAGCTAGCGGAATACATCAATTGCCCACCTAGCTGCTGAGGGATAGCACTAGGTTCAGCAGGACGAGCAGGAGCAGTAGGACGTTCAGGTTGAGCTACCAGATCACGAATCTGGCGTTGAGGAGAAATACCAAAACTACTCGTCATCAGGATGCCTCTTCAGTAGGGGTAGGTGTAGGTACGAACGCTGGTTTAGTTCCAGGATACTGTGATCCTTCTGTTGAAATTTTTGGAGCAGGAGGCAGCATTGCCCTGTAGTTCATATAAGAGTTAAGGCCAAGATTTCCAATTTGCACTGCAAGACCAGAACCACTTGGACCCATTGCTGCTGTCGGCTCTACGGCTTGAATAGGCAACGGAGCCATCGGTTTAACTGGATCAGCAATCGGTTGAGGTGTATAGAACTGAACTTGATTGACAGCGTTCTCTCGAGCCACGTTGAGGGCTTCACCAGCTCGAACCTTATCTGCAATCCTGAAATTACGTGTAATTTGACGGTTGCTTAGGTTAGCCAAGTACTGTTGGCTGTATTGGTTTTGAAGGTTTACAACAGATCTACCGACTTGACCACCAGCAACTTTCTTGGCAGCAGCAGAGATTGTTTGAGCTCGGATGTTTTCAATCTCAATCGTCTCTTTAGCTTCCTCTTCGTAGAACTGCCCCTCGAGGTCCGCTAGCTGCTTCTCAAAGTTCTTGGTAGCAGCAGTAGTCACAGCACCTTTAAACGTTGCTTGCTGTTCTGCTAACTGTTGCTCATACTGTCTACGACGCTCAACGTAATCAGATTCCCGATACCAAGAGTTCAGTTGAACTTCATAGTTACGGTAGTTCTCAGCACTTTGAGCGGCGTAACGAGTCCAGAACTCTGTTTGAGCTGCAGCGTTGTAACGAGCTGTTTCTGCTTGTTGTACTTTGTAATCAAAGATGGCTGCAGTAGCTCCAATACCAAATTGAGCAATACTCAGTATTGAAGGCAGCTCAAAGATACCGCTGCCACCTTTACTGCCTTTACCGCCAAGACCTAGATCTTTTACAGGATCCAAATCAAGCCTAAAGTTTGAAGATGTCATTAGCCGTACTTCCTCGCAACATCAAAGTAAAGACCAGTCCACTCGAGAGCAATGAACTTAGCCTGGTCGATGCTGTTGTTCACTAGCTCCACTGTAACTTGGTCGTTCTTGCTTTGAATATAGGCACGATATTTAGCCTCTTCAAACGGCTCTTCCTCACTGATTACGATGTTGCCGTTAAGAGGGTCTCGACGGTCAAACTCGTAAGTAACTTTATCCCTGAACTTAGGAGTCACTTCAACAGTGAAGTACCTTGCATCGCTGTAATAAACATCAAGATATCGCAACTGCAAACGACCAGTACGATTGCCAATAAAAGTGTTCTCAGTCGCTGTTCTGCTGTAAGGCATGAGCTGAGGCGGTCGGTAAGTAAACGTAAATTGCTCACCAAAGACCCAAGAGCTGCTTGAAAAGTCCCCAAGGCTATCGCAAACGAAACTAGTAACACCAGCCGGGACACTATTAGCCACGATCCAACGTTTCTCTGATTCATTGGCATCTGAGGTATCGACTTTAATGATGGCAAACTGACTGGTGTTAACAGTCCGATACGGCAGGTTAACAGTAGTTTTGTTAGTACCAGCGTTATAGGTGAACGTTACGGCACCTAGATCAGTCGTAATGGAACTCGATAACTGCCTATCCAACAGGAACAGGTCGTTGCTGGATTGAGGCGGTCTAGAAGCGTTCAGACCCTCAAGGTAGTACTCAGTAGTACCAGAATTGTTGTAGCTGACAAGGCTGAACAGAGTGCCCTCTACAAAGTCACACCAATAGATGTTCTTGTTAGGGAAGGTCCACTTATGCCAAGCGTTCTGTCTGTTGGTTAGCGAGCCTCCAGAGGCCTCCCAGAAGAACTGGTAGACGTACAACGAGTCAGGGTCATCTTTACTAAGGACAACCAAATACTGATCAGTACGGCTAACAGCAAGAGAGTCAACGTTCTTTGGAATGTACTTAGGGATCGTCTCTGTAATAACTGCTGTTTGACCCAGGTTGATACCAACAGTACGGTCAGTCGTGATGAACGTATGAAGACCAGTGAAATCTCCTTCTTTAACAGGGAAGATAACTTGAGGTCCAACTTGTTCCGGCTTTACAAATGGTTCCATACTGATGGAACTAATACGGCCTACAGAAGCTGTCTCAGGACTGAACGTAACGTTGTCACCAGAGTAAAGACGGAACTGGTTTTCGTTAGAGAACAGTACAAGTTCGTCCTGCTGCTGAAGGGCGTAATTCAACACCGCAACATCGTTACTGACAGCAGTGAGGTCAATAGGATCGCTATCGACAACTTGAAGAGCTGATTGCTGCCAAAAGTTGTAGTAAGAACCAGACTCACTCAGGATGACGTTTTCACCACTGACAAACCCAAGACGGTTTTTGAAAAACACAACATCGTTGATTGGATAGCCAACAAACGAAGGACCAGGAAGTTCATCCTCATCACCAGCTAGTCGTTGCTCCCAACCTGGAATGGCAATTGAAACAGTGCTATCGGTGTAAGTAGTCCCGCTAAACGGCTGGAAAGTAAACCGTACAAGGCCACTAGCGTTCCTGTAATAGACAAACGCATGAGGCATCGTGTTGTCATCTAGAAGCCCTCTAGTTCCCCATCCAGCAGACTCCTCCCACACACCACGACCAAAAGTACCGTTAGTGGTTGTGTTCTCTGCGTTGAATTTAAGGTAGTACGAACTTTGATCAGAGGATCCATCAGGAGCCACAAGGACCGTATAGCCCTCCCAAGAGTTAGAAGGTAGCTCAATAATGCTTGTGACTTGATTTGAAAAACCAGCCATCAAAGTATTACCTCGAGCATCAGCAGCAACAATGCTTTTGATGTACCTAGAGGCGCTTGTAAGGCCAATCAAGATTTGAGAACCTTTGACCTCAAACGTCAGTTGGTTGTTGATATCAGTTTGATCTAAGCCATCACCAAGGGTCAGGGTTGTAGAACCGTTAGCAGTGGCGTTTACAGCAGTTCCAGCCTCGTTGACCAGAGTAAACGTAAGAGCAACAGTGTTTACAGAGCCGACAAACGTATTAGCTGGAACGCCAGTGCCACTTACAGTTTCACCTGGGAATACTTTCTTAATATCAGTAGCCGTAATACTTGTGATAGTAGAGCTGCCAATAGAAGTTGAACCACTAATAGTTTCGGTAAAACTTACCAGTCGAGCAGCAATATCTTCCGAACTGACAACGTTTGGATCACCAGCAGAGTCAGTAAGAGAAGGAGTTAGGTAATGACCACTAATAACATCCCCGTTATCTAGCTCAATATCAATTTCATACATCGTGTCGTAATCAACCAGCTTGACCCACACCTGAGCTTTGGTAGGCCTGTAGGTGCTGCTGATGTTACTGATGTTGTAACGAGTCAGAGTCTCTGTAGCGTCGTAAGCAGTCTCCTTTTGGATATTAGTTACGAAGACATAATCTTGAAACGACGTAGCCCTAAACCGATCACGAGCCCTGCCAGATCCACGTAAGTAGCCAAGATTGGTGGAGGTAATGTTGCTAAAAGATTGCTCAACAGGAACTACCTCAGGAAGAAGGCCGCTAATAGGTTCGACGTTAGAAACACCAGTAACAAAGGTGTAGCTGGATTCAACAGTAAGAGTTACACCTGTTGTCGTAGCAGTGGCGTTTTTGCTGAGAGTGATGCGAGAACCAGCAATATCAATATCGACAATCTTGGTACCAGCAGGAATACCACTACCAGTTACTCCAGCTCCGACAAACAAATCTGTCATAGAGCTTACAGAAGCTACTACTGCAGACCCGTTAGTAATGTTTCCAGTACGACTAACGGTACGGCTATCGTCAGCAACAACGAGAATAAAGCGTTCATCGCTGCTTCGGTTGTAAACAAATACCCAAGCTTCATCCCACTTGATTGGATTAGTAAGAGTAAGACCACCAGCGTTTTTGGTCAGGGTATCAATCCGTTTTACCGGCACTGAACCAAGACGCTTTTTAAGACCTTCTACAAGGTCACAAACACCGTTCTCGAGGACCTTGGCAAAACCAGGCAACACAAAACTATCTGCTTGCTGGTTTACGCCCTTGTTGAGCGGTCCAATGATTTGGCTAAAAAGTTCTCGTGACATCAGCGGTTCAGGATATCAGGACCAAAAGTAGTAATCACACGGCCACCATACATATCGTCAGGACCACTGATGTAGTTGTAGTTTTGTGACATATCCTCAGTACGCTTCAGGGTTTGAAGAGCCCTCTCCTCATCCTCCCCTGTATAAGCTTCAATACTTGAAGAGGTCACTGCACGATTTGAAAACATCCGTGCAGCACGAATTGTGATGTATCTACGCCCTGTCTCTGGGATGCTGTCCCAATCAAGCTCCTCCACAATTTCAGCTACAAGGTCACTCGTGTTACCTGTAACAGCAACACCAAGACTGTTCCTCAAATCGTATGTATTCTTAACGCGATCAAAAAGCCGCAAACCGCGAAGAACAAACCTTTGTGAAGGATATGAAAGCGGATTGAACCGCACTGCAAGAGTGTTGCTAGGTAGTTGGGACTGACCTGTAGAAGCGTCCAAAGGAATTGAGTCATACAGCATCGTGTTCCAGGACCAACCTGCTCCCTGGACTTCACGACTGACTTCATCCAAGGTACGCTCCGCAAGGCTAGCGTCGCCTGTCAAAGGAGCGTTAAGACTATTTACAGGAGCTTCGCCAATAATGGCAAGAAGCGTATTAACTGCACTGAGTTTGCTAGTCGCCATTATTGCAATAAAAGAGGGGAAACATTTCTGCCTCCCCTCATTGTATTGGTAATTAACTAGAAGCTAATTAGGAAGTAATAAGTCTGAGACTTAGTACGGGTTACCATCACTCAGGAGGCTCACAGCGCACTCAGGGCGCAGAATGCCGTGACCCACAGCGTAGCTAGCAACCATCATGGTCGATTGCGTCATAGCACGGTACTCAGAACCAGTCATCTGCATCGAAACGTCCTTCAGGGACACAGTACCCACAGCTTCCTTGGTGAAGCACAGGCCGAAGCAGTTAGCGATGGAGGAGGTGTTACCCTGCTCATCTTGGTAGTAGTCGTAGGTACCAGCAGCAGCGGAACCGTCAGAACCGTCCTTACCGTTGATGTAGTTAGGACGCTCACCACGGGTCACAGCAGCTTGGTTGCTCAGACCAGCGTAGGTTTGACCGTTGGTGTAGCCGTTGATGCCCAGGTGGTTAGAGGTCAGAAGACGGAAACCAGCCACAGAAGCAACACGGTTACCACCGAAGGTACCGTTAGAACCATTGCCACCGTTGAAGTCAGTGTTGATGGCACGGTCGCTGTTCAGAACGTCGTAGTAAGCACCAGGGGTCAGAACAACCACACGGCCTTCCTTAGGAGCATCCTTTTCATCAAGAGCCTGACAAGCTTTGAACAGGTTCTCGACGATCAGATCGCCACGAGCGTTACGGTCAGCAGCACCGTTCAGGTCAATACCAGTGATGGAGGTACCACCAGGCATGGAGTTCAGAACGAACAGACGCTCGCCAACACTGAACTGAGCGTTAGTACCAGTACCAATAGCACCCAGGGGGTTGATACCGAAGGTGGCTGCACCGTTGGTAGGAGCAGTGGTGATAACACCGTAAGCACCAGAGGTCTCGCCATACACCACTTCACCCACGGCCCAGTAAGCGAGCTCAGCGGTTTGGAAGTTGGCGCTCAGGGTGACGACACCAGAGGTAGCCGAAGCGTAGGTACCTGCGTTCAGTTGGAAGCGCTTGGAATCCCAGTCCTTGATACGACCATCAGACTCAGTAGCAGCCAGAATGGTGCGAGCAAGGCGTTGGTCATAAGCCCTAGCAAGAGCCCTGCCCAATTCCGTGGAGTAGATGCTTCTAACGTCCCAATGAAGTTTGGCTTCATCAAGATCGTAGATGGAAGCATCAGCGATCAGCAGGTCATCAATGGTGATGATCTTTTCGCCAATCATTCCTTTGTTACCTTGACCAGTGATGAAATCACCAGGACGGTGGTAACGGCTAGAGAAACGACCCGTGATCGGGAAGGAAGCAGATTTGCCCGAAGAGATCGAGCGCTTCATGGTCAGATCTTTGAAGATCGTCTCACGGTTAAACGTGGTCAGAACTTCACCAGAGAAGATTTTAAGGAAATTAGCGTTTTCCTTTTCGTAGTTACCGGAGGCGGAACCAGCGTTGTATTGAACGCCATTAAGTCCACCCAACCGGCCAAGAGATGCAAAGTCAGGCATCGTTAGGTAGTAGGTAGGGAATGTTAACGCGCTCGCTTCGCACTGTTGTTATCGCCTCAGCGGCAACAATGTTTACGTTCGCTAATGAAATACTAACCCCTAGGACCCAGAACGTCGCTACGAAGCAACTTATCCTGTACGTCTTGGGTATAAGCAGGATCTTGCAAATACCGAGGGTCGTTCATAGCAGCCATTACTTCTTGGCTTGAACGGAACACATCACTGCTATTACCAGAGAGTTTTCCACCAATCAGATCAGGCTCATAGCCAGCGTTCTCTTTAAACGCAAAGTAAAGCGATTGAAGAGCGTTACGAGCTCGGTAGTAATCACCGCTATTAACTTCACGGTTATACGCCTCAAGCTCACCAGCATCAAGATTCTCTCGAGCCCACGTTTGAACAGACTCAAAAGATTCTTGACCACCAATACTTTCCATAATGGTGGACTCATCTTCTTGAGACAGCACAACAGGCTCTTGGTCCTGTTCAGTGTCATCAAAAGAGTCTTGCTCTTCTAGTGGCTCACGGCTGCCCAGTTTCCGTTCAAGAGCTTGATAAGCCTTGAGCAAATCATCAGGGCTTTTGAATTTGCCACCAATCAGTTCTTCTTGAGCTTGTTGCTGTTCAGCACGCTCAGCTTCTTGAAGAGTTTCAATGTCTTGCTGGCTATAAGGGCCAGTTTGTTCAGACAAGAAATTATCAGCGATAACTTCCATGGTGATCAACCAATACGAACGGTCAGATCAGGATAGATCCAAACAGGGCGTTTTGCTTTTGCAGCAGCCACGTACTGTTCATACACCTCAGGCTTTTTAGCCTTTAGCTCTTCAATGAGCAAGTCCATCTTGGACTTAGGTGCTTCTTTCTTTGGTTCTTCTTTAACTTCAGAAACCGGCTGCTCCAGCAGCGACTTCTTGACCGGCCCGGATTGAGTCATTTTCAGCTTTAACGAGAGCGGCTTGTTTAGCAGGATCGTTATTAGGATCTTGCATAGCCATTTGTTGCTGCATCATCATAGCTTGTTGCTGCTCTTCAGCCATAAGATCCTCGTCACTCTTGATGAGCTTGTATGTATCAAGGCCATCAGAAGCAGCAAGACGAGTAATAAGCTCTCGACTGTTAACAAACCGGGCAAGAGTCTCTGGACCAAGAGTACCGGCAATGGTTTGTAAGAACTCAATGAGCTTGGCTTTGTCGTTACCTCTACCGAGGGCGTCAAGACCAGTGGTGATTTGAGGCTTAACAATGTTCTTAGGAAGTTTCGGAAGACGACCTTGACGTTCCATAAGAGCCATCTTCCGGTTGACCAGCGGGAGTTGAAGCTCAACGCTGAGGATGGAGTATATGCCTCCAAGACCTGCTTCCAACTCCTGTGCAACCATTCGTATCTCTTCTGCTGTCACCCGGTCACGACCGCTAGCACCAGCTTGGATAGCACTGTTAAGCAGGAACGCAAAGCTCAACCGCTGCTCGATCCGTGCAATGGTGTTGAGAGCAACCGTGAGATCTGCTTGCTTTTGCATTTGCAGAGGAGCCACGTCATTTGGGTTGCCTGCCACAATTGATCCATTGGCAGCCCGAGCAAGAGCGTCAGGACGTGTCGTACCGTTTGGATTGCAAAGGAAGATGATCTTGGCGGCTGCTGCAGATCCTTCAACAATGGCTTTGCTGAGGTACTCAAGGCTTTTCAGGTCCCCCAGAAGCTCTTCGCAATAACCACGACCATACGCTTCATGAGCAACTCGGAACATCCGCAGAGGGATCCAAGGGCTCTTCTCAATAGGAACAGAACCAGACTTACCGATCTGTTTGTTGTAAGCCTCTTGATACCAGTTACAACGATCCTTCTTGTAATCCCATTTGACGTGGGTGTAGAGAAACACAGTCTTATCTACAAACCCACCTTGAGTTTGTTTAGGTGCAACACCTTCTGGCAGGACTTCTGGATTAACTTCTTCCCGTACAACAACCTCGAGGATATTGCCTTCAGGATCACGATTAAGTACAAACGATTTGAGTGGATATACCCTGGTACCATTTTCAGAAACGTAAAGCAGCGCGTTGCCGCCAATAATAAGGTGCTTGAGAGCTTCAAACAGTGCAGTGCGATCACCTGATTCTTCAATGTCCCGCATAACGGAACGTTCCATCAGGGACAGTTGCTGATCAAACTGCGACTGAAGTTCTTTGTAGTTATCCAGTTCTTGCTTCAGCTTCATGTCGTCTACTGAAAGACGAAAGAAAGCTTGATTAGGAGGCAGCAAAGCAATCAGTAGTTTGCTAGCCAGGTTGTTCACACCACGAGCACCAAGACCTTGGTAGGTCGTAGCAATCTTGGTGTAGATGTTTTTGCCAGTGCTACGGTCGTTATCGGTAATAAGAGTCGGCAGAGTGTACTTACTGCACTCAATAGCCCGATCAAGATAAATAGACTTTTCCGGCTCAAGTGCCGAATAACGAGCCGAAGCGTTAGACATTCAAACCACCAGCTGAAGTTTCTGTTCCGATACCGAGACCACTACCGGACCCTGCAAGCGGAGATTGTATCTCCAAACTAGTACGGAGATCAGCAGGTGTACCAACACGACGACGAACCTTCTGCCCAATAGGAGTTGAGGCCGCTTGACGTTGCATTGCTGATTGCAGTTGTTGCTGCTGAATAGCAAGAGCAGAAGCACCCTTTTGTGCAGCAATTTGGCTCAAAGCGTTTTGCTGAGCTAGTTGTGCTTGCTGTGTTGCTTGTGCTGTTGCTGCTCGACTTTGCTCAATAGAGGCTTGAAACTCACGAGAACGCTGTTGAGCTTCAGCTTGCATTTGACGCACCTGCGCCATTGCTGCTTCTCGTTGAGCTTGTGCTTGCTGTTTAGCTGCTTCTGCTTGCTTAGCTGCTGCTTGAGAAGACTTGTACCCGGAGTAAGCAGTTGCACCTGCAATCAACGCCGAACCAATACCAATAATTGCTGGCAGGATCTCGTTGTTAATACCAGTAAACCGCTCATCAAGAGGATCTACATAGAACTCAGGCTCAATAAACTTTGCGTCGTGACGGCTAAGGTTAAACATACTTTGTCTCCTCTTGCAGGTTGTACTGATCCTTTAAATGCCGTACAACCGACACCTGACCAGCAGAAAACCAAATAAGTTTCTCTTCCATACTAAGGTCAGGAGATTTATCAGGATAAAGCTCTTCCAAGTATTTGATAATTTCTGGATCAATGTACGGAATCATATATTCAAACCAGTTGGGTTAATGCGACCAGCAGAGGAACCACCATAACCACCAATAGAAAGACTTGTACTAACTCGAGTACGAGACCGTCCAGGCTGACCAACAGTAGCCCCCACAGCTCGTTCTGCTCGTTGCTGTTGACGCATTTGTAAAGCAGTAGCTTGCTGTTTTTGCTGCAGTTGGACAGCCTCCATTTGAGCTTGAGACCTGATACGGCTAGAAGCCGCCGTACTACGTTTTCCAGCAATAAGAGCTTTCTGCTCTGTTGCTTTTAGCTCTGAAGCGTATTGAGCTTTAAGTTGGTTCTCTTGAGCTAGTTGTGCTTGATAAGCAGCTTGTTGCTGTCTAAGAACTTCTTGGGCAGCCGCAAGTTCTTGAAGTGCTTTATCAGCTTCAAGTTGAGCTGCCTTTGCCGGTGCTGCCGCAAGTTCTTCAGCAGTTTGCCTTCTTGGCGGCTCGCCTGGTTGTGGCGGTTGCTGAAGTTGTTGAGCAGTTTGCCTAGGAGGTACGTTCCTTTTGGTATAGGCCATTATTTATAAAGCCGTATTTATATCAAGCGTAGCTGGGAAGGTCAGAGTTACTCATCTCGAAAAACGCTGGCATACGAGCTCGTTGGGTTTCAATCAACCCTTCAGCTTTACCTGCGTACATCAAGCTGTCACTTTGATCCAGCCAAAACTGCTTATCAAGGTACTTGTCTTCCGACCTTCCCAGGGGTTGCATCACCCAAGCAATAGTTGCTTTCCTAAGGCGATCCAAACTAGGAGAGACAGTGAGACCAAGCTCACGACACACCAAGCTATTTGTGGCGACGTGGACTTGTTCATCACGGCTAATGTCTGCAGAGATGGTTCTCAGTCCAGCGTCACCGCAGAACCGGAAGAAGGGGAGGATAACAAAGAATATGCTTCTCTCAGCCACCAGTGCTTTAAGTACGGTGTGGTCTGGGTGATCTTCCCAAGCTTTTCGTAGGCGAGCTGCTTCCGCTTCTGCTTGGCTATTTGTGCCGATCGCATTAGCTGCGTACCCAAGGGCAAGGTCATGGTTTTCCTCGTCTTTAATGTTAGTCAGCAAAAGTTCACGAGCTGTTTCCGGCACTTCAGACTGAAGAGCATCGTTAATAAACTCACCAACAGGAAGCTCAAGCTGTCGAAGGGCAAGAGCCCGGAAGATCGCCTCCTCCGAGCCCTCTTTCAATTTACCGGCGGTGGTTTGAACAGGAGTCCAAGACCGTTTACGGGCAAGCAGTTTCTGATACGGATTCATCACTCGGCACAGTTACATTCAGGTGCGGAATCCCCATCAAGAATGCCTGCAAGATAACCTTCAACATCTACGTCACTAATAGCTGCGTAGGCGTTGGTTTTATCTTGTGTGTCAGACATTACTTGAAGAGAGTAATACAAACTCTTCAAGGGGGAGTTCAACCATCGTGCCATAAATTCGCGGTCCATTGTTGTCATATCAGACCACCAATTCATAGAAATTGCGTGAGCCATATTTGTGCTATCCATGAGTCGTTGCCACTCACAGTTCAGCTCAAAGAAAGTGTCCCAACCAACCTCTTCTGCCGTCTCAGTTTTGGGGTTGAACTCGTAGCTCTGAACGCCAAGAGTACTACTATCACGATCAATCTTCCGGCTGATCGGAGGTGAAATCTCAGGGGCTGTAGTAAACCCTTCACGATCCACGTAGCGGTACGCACAAGACGCTGTAGGAGCCACGGTGAAAGCTCGAGACATCTTGTGATCAGCGGCAACCTTAGCGGCCTCCATAAAGCCCACATAGATTGCTTGAGCGATTTGCCCTGCTTTACTCGAAGAATCACCCACACCAAGGTTGCGCTTACGAAGAGCTTCTACAAACTCTTTGTACGTCACCCCTTCAATGGCGAGAAGATTA